TCTGTGCCAGGCAGCGATGCCGCCTTCACAAACTGTCCATCCTCGAGCTGACGCTCGGGAATTGGGGTCCCAACCACACTTCCGAATTCAAGGTACTTTCGAGCCCTGAACGTAGTTGCATAATCGAGTGCTCTCAGGTTCTCACCTGACGATACACCAAAGTCTTCAGCCGAACGCTGATAGATCGTGTACAGAGCAAACACATAATCACCCGGAATAGGGCGCGATTCCTCGCGCTTACCGAGTTCCTTATACGTGTCAAAAACGTAACCTGAATAACCAGCTGCCCGATGACGATTTTTGCGCTCACGCGTAAATTCACCTATAAGGTGTCCGTCACCGTACCCATCTGGTCCCCAGATTCTAAGGACGGGCGAGATGTATCTAAGTACATCTTCAGCCCTCTCAAAATCAAGGTGCCGCACGTAGAAATTGTGCAGTTTAAACAGGCCGGCTGCGCTCATCCAGTCTTTCTGGTAGAACGGCCGTATATCGAAGCCGCGATAATAATCCGCCCCGCAAGACTCCCTAAAGGGGCCTCGCGAGAACGACTTCTCCTTGTTCAATAGAAAACCACAAGAGGTTAACACTTCAGTTAGAAGGCCAACATTGTGGGTAGCGACTATGATGTCATCTCCGTAAACGGAGACTCGATCATCTTTTCCGCTACACGAACTAGCAAGAGCCCAAAAGATCAGGGACTCTAGGGCAAAGGTATAACCGTTGCCCATGCTGGAGAACTTCTCGAGGACAATCCGCTCACCTCTATAGGTGACGACGGACGACCGCCCTACCGCCAAGGCTAACGCCCAGTCGACAGGTAGAAGGTGGTAGACCAATTCAATGGCCACCGTGTCGCTAGCAGAAGATAGGTCGAGGGTGGCTAAGGCCCCCGTTAACGATCCTTCCTTCGCCAGCACCTGATTAAGGTGCTGGTCTGTCAGATCGACCCCGAAGCGAGCAAGACGCTTGGCAATATAGTCACCCAGCGCGAGCTGGTAAACCCCGTTCAACGGGGGCTCTGTGACAATGCCTCTATACGTCTTTGCATTCTTCGCGACGAAGCCTAGCACGCCATCCATGATCTGGATGTCGACTAGGGCGCTTTCCGAGTCTCCCTTTAACGACGGCTTGACGCCGTACTTGTCTTCCAATGCGATGTCAGTAAGACCTAAGTCTTCTTCGTCGTCAAATTGGTCGATTTCGTTCTCGTGTAGGTCAACCCATGAGGGCATCTCGGCCAATAGCTTAGGAGCCATCAACACGAGGTCTTCACTACATGCGATGCCATCATGGAGCTTTCTCCTAGATGAAGCATCACGCTTCTTAGTAAGCGTCGTTGCTCCTGGCCCGAATCGATACCTTAGTTTTTCAAGACTAGGAACTGTTCCCAGGACATGTGCTATTTTACGTTGTGCAGCAAAAAGGACTGCATCTACGCGAGGTGTGAAATTAAATTCTCCTCGAGCCCAAGAACTGAAAATGAAGTTTGTCTCACGACATAAATCTTCGGTTGCTCTGAATTTCGCGACTGCGACTGCCTCCTTATCGATACCTATTTCTAGGTGTTCAAGTTTGGAGAAAAACGCCAAGGCTTGCCTTTGATGGGCAAACTGTGAAGGCGTGTAGTCCTCATCGTAATCCAGATCCATTTCACACAGGCTCTTGAAATCGCTAGCTCGGATGAGTTTTGCAATTTCGAGCCCCTTTGCGCCGCCCTTAAGCGCGTGTGAGAGAGCGAGGTCCCGCAGCATGTCAATAGACTCAGCTGGCGTGTAACACTCTAACCAATGCGGAAGTTTTCGCATAATAATGTCCTATCAGGATAAAGTTAGAAAGAAGGGGAGAAACGACTTCTACGATGGTTCGTCTTGCGACGATAACCCAGGAGCAGGCTGCTCCAGAGGCACCACTTTTACCGTCGGGGCAGGCCTTGTAAGGACCACGCCAGCAACGATTGTAGCCAAGGCTAGTGCAAACGCGAGGATTTCCCTCACGATATCACGACACTTGGATTAGCTGGTCAAAAAGCTCAGGAGAAGGGCCAACCGCGACCGGAGTCACAGTTGTCGCAATCCCGCCGGCAATGTTCAAACTGAGTTGTCGCACAAGGCGACGCCCAGTCAGAGTAGACCGCTCGTGGAAGTACC